CGCCACGGTGTTGAAAGCCATCCGCGACGGAACCAGCATCGCGCCGGAAATCCAAGTGAAGATGGCGACGCAGTACGCGAACAAGGCACTGAAATACCGCGCTGATGTGATATCGCGCGAGGAAACGGTCAAGGCGCTCGGCGCCGCACAGACGGAGGTTTATCAGCAGCAGATCGACTCGGGCAAACTCGACGCTGATCTGATCACGCGGTTTCCGGTGACCGCGGGCGATGAACGGGTGCGCCATACGCATCGTCTGGTGCCGGGGATGAACAAAGACGGCCGCAAGTGGGGCGAGCCGTTTCAGACGCCGATGGGTCCGAAGATGCACGCGCCATACGAGGGCGAAATCCAGTGCCGATGCTATGAGCGCATCCGAATTGACTATCTCGGCGCGGCGTTGAGGAAGCGGCAACGCGATGGCCGATGATTTCGCCGCACAAGTCGAAGCGTGGGTGACCGAAAGCGTCCCGCTCATGGAAGGCGTTTATCGCGAATCCGTTCAACGCGTCGTCGAGATCATGCAGACGCCGGGGCCGTCCAAGGCATCGGTTGCCAAGCAAGTCGCCACGGGAGGCGGGCTCGGGAAGAACGGTCGCGCCAGTAAAAAAGCGATGGGGCCGGTGAAGCCCGGCAATCTCGGCGGACGGCTGCCGGTGGATACGGGCTTTCTGTGGCACTCGTTTCAAATCTCATTCGACGGTCCACCGCCGTTGCGCGAGAACCCGACGTCGACGACGGCGAGTTACACTTACGAACCGGGCGCGGTGAATGCGACGATCACGAACGCATCGATCGAGCAGCCGCTCTATGGCGGGTACGGCGCCAAGTACGCCGCCAAGGTCAACTATTCGTATGGCTACATGTTTCTCGACATGGCGATCCAGCAATGGCCGCAGATCGTCGAGCGCGTCGTCCAGGATTTGAAGGGACGGATGGCGAATGGCTAGTACGGGGCGCTTAGATCGACTCGGCGCGTTGGCATCTAGTAAGGCGGAGGCGGTATCGGCTGTTTCGGCGGCGTCTCCATCGCTTTCACAATGGCGATCTGGAACGCGACCAGCGCGAGGCGTGCAGAACGCAGCGCCGTGTCCGCAGCCGGCGTCAACGCGCGTTCGTCGCCAAGGCGCTGCATGGCGGCGTGCAGGCGGTCATACGCCTCGATATCTGTCAATTTTTTAGCCATCCGGCCGGGAGTGTAGCACAATGGCAACAGCGACGACAATAGAGGGCAAAATCGACCTCGCATTGGAGGCGAAAATCGGTCCCTTGGCGCAGTCGCTCGGACTGGCGATCGCCGCGCCGGGCAAGACTTACACGCCGGACGGGACCAACCCTTATCTACAAGTGATCCTTGGGAAAAATACCCCCGTCAACGTCGCAATGAGCGGCAGCCGCGAGCCGATCCGGCGCGGGATTTTGCTCCTGAACGTGCATTGGCGCGTCGGGTCCGGCACCCTCGCCGCGACCGAAGCGGCGGCGAAATTGCGCGAGGCGTTCAAGTTCAATACGCGGGTCGACTTCGACGGCGGGTTCGTCAAGGTGACGGAAGAACCGACGATCCATGGCGATATCGTCGGCGACAACGGCTATTTGCTGGTGCCGGTGACCGTGCCGTGGATGGCGTTTAGTTAAGCGCAGCGTCTACGAAGACACTGCGGACATTGTTCAAAATCCAGTTCGCCATGCTCACAACGCGCCGTCATTCCTCGTACCCACGACGCGCGTTGCGCCTCGATCTCGGCAGGCGTCATCTGGTGAATTTGCGCTGCGTCTAACAGTTCATCCAAGGTCGGATCGCGACCTAGTGCGTTGCGTAGGTTCTGAACGCGGTTCGCCCAGGTAATCGCCATTGTTCGTATCTCCATTTCCTCGACCCTATCACTCCTCGGCGTCGTGTCAATATCTGAGTTGACAAACTACCTTGATTGCGCCTATTCTGGTTCATGCCATCCAGCATCGGACCAGAACAGCAGCGGCTCGTCGATCGTCTTTTCAACGATCCAACACGCCGCACGTTGAACTTCAAGATCACGCCCGGCGAGCGCCGCGTGCCCGCCGAAGAACTGTGCCGACAAATCAATCGCGCTCTTGATCAAATCGAAAGCGGGGACGCGGAGGAAGTGGGTCCGGTGCGTAGTGACCGACCCGCGACGGACGTTCGGGCGCTTGTCGAGGGGCTGGATTGATGCCATCCCCCGTCACCAGCATCCACCTGATCGGCCATCACGGTCTCGGCGATTGCATTCACCAGCGCGCAATCGTGCGCCGCTTTCTCGACTCCGGGCACGACGTCTGGATCGAAAGCCCGTGGCCGTCGGTTTATCACGACTTGCCCGTCCATTGCGTGCCGAAACTTTCGACGCTGCGAACGCAGGCGAAGAACCTGGAACGTGAACGGGCGCTGTTCTCCACGGTGCCGGTGCCGCGCGATGCTCGCCGGATTCAATTGCGATACGATGGCGAGTCGGTCCGCCGCGCCGGTTCGGTGCTCGGCGGTATGGGCTATCCCGATGCGACCGACTTCCGCTTGCCGGTGCCGGATGCGTGGGAGGACGAAGCGGCGGGGCATCTTGCGCGCGTCGGATACAACTTCTATCGCCCTCTCCTACTTTACCGTCCCTTGGTTGAGCGCGTCGAATACAAGGCCGGCGCGCTACGCAACCCGGACCCCGTTGCATACGCGACGCTGATCAAGTCGATCCGCGATCGTTACTTCGTCGTGTCGGTCGCTGACGTTGAGCCGAACCGCGAATGGATAGTCGGCGAGCGCATCGAAGCGGACGCTAAATTCCACCATGGCGAGTTGGACTTTCCCGCCCTCGCCGGCCTCGCTTTCATGTCCGATCTGGTTTTCTGCGCGCCGGGCTTTGCAACCATTCTGGCGCAAGCGGTCGAAACGCCATGCGTGACGGTCTACGGCGGGTTTGAGAACGCATCGTCCTTTTCGGTCGGCGCCGCTTGGTCGCCGACGCTGGCAATCGAACCACGCTGGCCGTGCAACTGCTTCGATGGAGCGTGCGGCCGCAAATGCTCGAAACAGATTGACATGCCCGCAGCGCGCGCGGCGCTGGAGGCGTTTATACTGTGACCACCACGCACGGCATCGCAGTCGTCCTCGGTGGCGCATCCGGCGCATGGGATGAACTGGTCGCGGCGTCACAGATCGCACCGGTGCGCTACATCTTCGCGGTCAATGACGCCGCGATGCATTACCCCGGCAGGCTCGACGCGTTCGTGACGTTGCACCCGGAAAAGCTGTCCGGATGGATCGGCGCGCGCCGTACGGCGGGGCTACCGGAGCCGGGCGCGGTCATCGCGCATACAGCGGCGCCGCATGTCACCGAAGTCATCCCGTTCAAATGGCCGGAACAGCAGTCGTCGGGATCGTCCGGATTGTTCGCTGCCAAAGTCGCGATCGAGCGCACCGACCTGCCCGTCGTGCTCTGTGGCGTGCCGATGGACGCCAGCCGCGCCCATTTCTTCAATGGTCAGCCTTGGGACGAAGTGAAGCAATTCCGCGACGCATGGGAGCAGGTAAAGCCACGCCTGACGCGCGTGCGCTCCATGTCGGGATGGACTGCATCCCTGCTCGGTGAGTTCGTGCGATGACACCTGACACCCTCCGCGCCTGCTACAATTTCCTGAACGAAACGCGTCCGTTCGATCGATGGAACTTGCCGGATGGCGACGATGTCGATTTTCGCGTCGTCCGCGACCCGACCGTGTTCGGTTGGTATATTCGGGAAAACGGTAAACACATCATCGGCATATCGCATACGTTCAAGCATACCGATACGCTCATTCGCACCATGGCGCACGAAATGGTCCACCTGCACGAGCACAATTCCGGACCGTGCGGCAAGGGCCACAGCCGCGCCTTTCGCGGCTACGCTGCGCAGGTATGCAAGGTTCACGGGTTTGATCCGGGTGCGTTCTGATCCGTTCTGTGTTGCTTAACTACTCTGTAACGCTTCCCTGCCATTATCGTCGCGACGAATTCATATCGCGTCGCTGATGGAGCGCCCCGCACATGGCCGGAACTGACCTTTACCCCGTCGCTGGTTCGAAAATCTATATCGGTGGCGTGAAGGCGACCCAAGCGGACGATTTCGAAGCAACCGATTTCAGCGCGGTCACCTGGACCGAAATCGACGGATGGTCGCAGATGGGCACCGTCGGCGATGCCGCGCAGGTCATTACCACTTCGCTCATTAATCGCGGTCGCGATGTCAAGCAAAAGGGCACGCGCAACGCGGGCTCCATGCAGAACGTGTTCGCCAAGATTAGCGGCGATGCCGGTCAGGCCGCGGTGATCGCGGCGGAAAAGACGTCCAGCAACTACGCCTTCAAGATCGTGTTCGATGACGCGGCGACCTCGCCCGCCTCGCCGGTCCCGGTTGGTTCGCAGCGCCTTTTCGTCGGACTCGTCACCTCCGCGCAGGAAGCCGGCGGCGCCGCGAATACAGTTCAGAACCTCAACGTGACGATTGAAATCAACTCGAACGTCGTGTCGGTCGCACCCAACCCGTAACCACTAGCAGGACGCCATCCGCCCATGGACCTTTCCAGTTTCGCCGACCTGACCAAGGCTCAGGACGACGGTATCGACGTGCATATTCTCGACCCGCGTGGCAACGAAACCGACATCGTGATTCGTGTCGCCGGTCCGGACAGTGACCGCCAGCGTCGCGCCCGCGCGCAAGTGAACAACGAACGACTGCGGTCCAGCCGTAACAAGCCGCTGACAGCCGCCGAACTTGAACAGATGAATATCCGCGTCGCGGTGGCGTCGGTCATTTCGTGGCAGAACGTGACCGAGAACAACGCACCAGTGGAATTCAGCGCCGACGCGGCGACCGACATTTTCAAGCGCTACCCGTTTATCCTCGAGCAGATCAACGACGCCATCGGTGATCGCGCGGTTTTTATCAAGACCTGATCGCGGAACTGCTCGCGGCTCTCGACGCTCAGGTCACTCGATCGACGCCACCCGAACTTCCGGAATCGGTCCAGCACGTTTGGGGCTGGTTCCTCGAATTGAGTTCGTCTCGTTGGGAGGGGTTCAACGGGTGGCAGCCGCTCGACAATACCGAAATTCTGTCCTGGTGCATCCTGACCGGCGTGCGCCTGCGCGCGTGGGAATTGGCGGCAATCCGTGCGCTCGATCGCCGCTTGGTGCGCGGTCCGCCGCCGCCCGACGAACCGGTGACGCCTGCCATGTTCGACAAGATGTTTAACAATGGCTGACCTCGCCCGCCTTGGTTTCGTCGCCGATCCTACTCCGCTCGCCAAGGCCGCGCAGGCGATGCGCGACATGGTGCCCGCCGCACGCGGCGCACAGACGGCGGTGGACGGCCTCAACGAAGCGTCCAGTCGCTCCAAGGCGGCGACTGACGGACTGGCGGCGACGTCCGGTCGCGCAGGTGTCGCACTCGGGCAGCAATCGGCAGCGATCACGCGACTGGCGACGGAATACGATCGCCTGAGCGCCATGCAGCGCCGCGTCAATGCCGCCACGGGCGTTTCGCAGGGCGGATCGGGACTCGCCGAGATGATCCAGCAGGGTCATATCCTCGACGACCTGCGTGCCAAGTATAACCCGCTGTTCGCCGCGCAACGCCAATACAAACAGGAATTGATCGATATCCGCGGCGCGTTGCGGCAAGGCGCGATTTCGCAAAAGGAATACGCCGACGCGATCATGACCACGAAGGTCGCGTTCACGTCGCAGGTGAATGCGATTCGCGGCGTTTCCGCGAAAGACGATTTCTTCGCGCAAACCGCCGCAGGCGCCAAAAACGCTGGCAAGGCGTTTCAAGGGCTCAGTTTCGACGCACGCAACTTGTCGTTTCAGTTGGTCGACGTGGCGCAAGGGCTCGCCATGGGTCAGTCGCCCATGATGATCTTTGCGCAGCAAGCGGGGCAGATCGGACAGATTGCTGCGACATCCGAAAAAGGCTTCAAGGGTCTATTCGCGGAAATCGGATCCGGTATCGCGAAAGTCTTGACGCCGATGCGGCTTTTGACGTTGGGCATCGCTGGTATCGGTATCGGTCTTGCCGCTCTAATCAAAAACGCCATCGATAGTTCGAAGGCAATGGACGATCTCGCAAAGTCCATCAACACGACACGATCGTTGCTCCATGGGCTCGAGCAGGTCGCAGGCGGTCGCGGTATCAGCACGGATGAATTCGCCGCGGGCATGAAGCAATTCGGCGATCAGGTCTATCTCGCCAAGCGCAACATGGGCGATCTTGTCGGCCTGTTCCGCGCGAATGGAATCGGTCCTGCCAAAGACCTGAAAGACGCGATGCAAAAAGTCGCGGACCTTGTCGCGCGCACCAAGGACGATCAGCAAGCGCAGAAATTGCTTGTCGAGGCGGGTTTGCCTGCCAACGAGCAATGGGTCCGCTATATGCGTGACCTGTCGCGCGGCATCGACGACGCAACCGCCGGAACGGTCAAGTTCAACGATGCTGCCGAAGAGAACATGATCGCGAAGGCGCGCGAATTCGACAAGGCGTGGGACAGCGCCGTCACCAAACTCGTCAACGGGTTCAAAGCGGCCGCAATCACGATCGCGGATGCGCTGGCAAATATTAAAATCCCGGATTGGCTCAAGACGCTGCTCAGTCTCGGCGCGACGGTCGCAACCGCCATGATGACGATGGGTCTCGGTCCCGTGGGTGCGGCGGTAAGCGCCGGCGCGACTGCGACGAAAAATTACTTGGCGAGCGGTGATAGTTTCTCTGCACGGTTCGGTGCTGCCGGTCCTAACCCTGCGAACGATAATTCAGCGCTGCAAAAGGGGCTGGACAATTGGGCGAAGAATTTCCGCAACGGCTTCGTTCCTGAGCCCGATGCGAACAAGCCGCCCAAACCGCCGGAAACGCGCGAAGAACAGATGAATCGAATTATGCGCCAGCAGCAAACGATTTCGCTGATGGGCGACATGGTGACGGTCGAGGATCAGGTCCGTTCGAAAGAGTTGGAATTGTCCGCCGCGTGGCTGCAAAGCGGTGTCGGTGTCGGCAAATACAAAGACGCAATCCTGAACGCCGTGCGCGCACAGGCGGAAATGTCGCGCGTGCAGCAGCAAGTCGCGATCGGCGTTTTCGACCTCGACAAAGCGAACAAGGCTGCGGCCGATACGTTGCAGATGTGGATCGATAAGAAACTGCTCGATCCGACCAACGCCAACCAGATGGCGGCCGCGCTCAACGTCTTGTCAAAGAACACGCGCGATATGGCGGACGCGGCGAGTGTTGCAGCCACGCCGTTCGAAGGGTTGCAACGTCTTATCAACGAGGGTTCGAACTTTACCAAGCTCACAGACGGCGCGGCAGTGTCGTCGCTCAATGGCGTGTCCAGTGCCTTGACCGACATGGCGACCGGCACCACGACCGCCGCCGACGGGTTTAAGAATCTCAGTCAGTCGGTCATTCGCGCGATCACCGATATGATCGTCAAAATCACCATCATCACGCCCCTCGCAAAGGTACTGCAATCAGTGCTCGGCGGCCTTGGCGGCGGTCTTGGCGGCGGTCTTGGCAGTTTATTCGGCCTTGGCGGCGGGGCAAGTGCAACGTCCGGGCTCGGCGGACTGGCGGCCATTCATCATTCAGGCGGCATCGCTGGCGGGGGTAACGTCTCGCGCACGGTCAGTCCTGCGTGGTTCGTCAACGCTCCGCGGTATCACACCGGCGGCATTGCAGGTCTCGCACCGGATGAAGTACCGGCGATCTTGCAACGTGGCGAGCGGATCACGCCGCGCGGGGCGAACGATAACAGCGGCGTGGTCGTCAACGTCATCAACCAATCCAGCGGCAAGGTCGAGCAAGGCGGCACCCGCCGCAATCAGGATGGCAGCATCGACGTGTTCATTCGTGACGCCGTGCGTAGCGTGGTGGCGGATGATGCTTCGAAGAACGGTCCGATCACCAAGACGATGAAATCCGCAGTGACCGGGTTCAACGGGCAATAATATGGCAGTTCCTTCATGGCCGTCAGGCATCCCCTATGAATCGTTGAAGGACGGTTTCGGCGTCACGCCGTTCCTTGAACCCGTTCGCACGGAAATGGAGCAAGGAAACGTGCGGCAACGCCGACGCCCCGGAGACAACGTCGCCATCGTGCAGCAGTCCGTGCCTATGACCAAGGGCGAGTACGACTCGCTCGTAACATGGGGCAACGACACGATAGGCAAGTGGACTGGACGTTTCTCGATGCAGATTTGGCTCGGGTCGTCCTACGTGTCGAAAGTCTGCCAATTTTCCGATGGCGCGCCAAAGCCCGTCGAAATGTCACCGACGCATGTATCGGTGCAAATGCAACTCCGCGTCTACGGTATCTGATCATGGCAACACATTCCGAAGCGATCATGGAAGCTAACGCAAGTTGTGCGCCGGACGATGTCCAGTATTGCACCTTGGAGTTGGAGCACCCTTCGTTCGCACCGGTTTACGTGGTGACGAACGTAGCGGACGATATCGAATTGGGCATCGAAGCCGGATCCGATCCGAACCAAGGTGCGATGGTCACGCACATCGCCTGCCCGTTCAAGGCAGAGTATCCGGAGCAGCGCGAGGGACAGCCGCCACAGTGCGCTGTGTCGATCGATAACGTGTCGCGTGAGTTGCTGCCGAAGATCAAGGCGGCGATGGGCGTTCGCGCTTATGTCAAGGTAACGTATCGCGAATACATCGGAAGCAATCTGTCCGAACCTTCTTACGGTCCTGTGCAATTCATACTGTCGAAAATCAAAGTCAAGGCGTCGACACTCACCGGCACGATCATGGTCGGCAACTTGCAGAATAAGCGTTTTCCGCGCTCCGATCAGAACTACAACACGACGCAATTTAGAAGCCTGTTACCCGGTTAAAAAGGAGCTACCCATGGGTATTCAAGAGCATGAAGTGCGAACCAAGACGGATCAGTTGATTGCCGCTGTCGAGGCGTTAAGTGTGCAGATTGTAACGTTGCAAACTGCCATGGTTTCGATCCAAGCGCAGATATCGGATGTCGATCGACGAGTTGATGCGTCAAGTTCGCGCTATGGAGTACATCTGATTGACGGATACGTGCACAAGATCGTCATTGATGAGGTCGCAACGACGGCGTGACCACCCGCTCCGATTTCCTCGCCCCACTGATCGGTCAGCCATGGTCGTGGCGCGATGGCAACTGCTGGGACTTCGCTTGCCACGTCCAGCGGCAATTGTTCGGCCGCACGTTGCCGTCGGTGTCCGTGCCGGCGGACTTGTCCAAGCGATGGGTGCTGGAGTCGTTCGATGGGCACCAGGAGCGCGCAAATTGGCGTGAGGTGCCCGACGGACCAGGCGGCCTTGTCGTGGCTCAGGACGGCGCTCTGTGCCTTATGGCGCACCTGCGCGTGCCGGGGCATATTGGCGTCTGGATGAAACCGGAGGGCAAAATCATCCATTGTGACGAACATGCGGGCGTCTGTTTCGAGGCGCCGTTGGCGCTCCGTCAGCAGGGATGGCGTCAGTTGCGGTTCTTCGAGCCACTAGTTTAGAGTAGCTTAACTACTCTGTAGCAATATCGTCCCGATGCACGCGCCCCTTCCGAAACTTCCGGCCAAGATGCCAGCGGAGCGCCGCTCGGTGCTGCACGTCGTCGCGCCGGGTCTAGAGGTCGCGCAGGCCGTCCCTCGCAAGGGTGAGACGGTTACGGCCTTTCTGCGGCGTACAAGATGGGCCGTAAAGGATCCGCGTTACGGCTGGCAATTTCGGACACGGCTTCCGACGTACCTGACGGTTAATGGCGAAGCGATTCTTCGCAAAGACTGGCGACGGACCAAAATCGCGGCTAACGACAACGTCTGTTTCATCTCCGTACCGCGAGGCGGAAAGCAAGGTAAGCAAATTCTCGGCTTGGTCGCATTGGTCGCAGTCGCGGCGTTCGCGGCATGGGCTCCGGTCGGGCTATTCGGGCTGGCGTCAGGCTCCCTCGCTGCGGCGGGCGCGACGGCGGCTATTGGTCTGGGCGGCGCGCTGCTGGTCAATGCCCTCGTAGCACCGAAGCAAGGCGCGACCAATGACGGCACGCCGACCGATCAGATTTACACCGCGCAAGCGCAAGGCAACCGCGCTCGCCTCGGGCAGCCAATGCCGATCTGGTATGGCCGCAACAAAGACTATCCCGACTTCGCGGCAACGCCGTGGGGCGAGTTTCAAGGCAACGATCAATATTTGAATGTCTTGCTGTCGGTGACAATGGGCAGCATGGACTACGAGCAGTTGCTCATCAGTGACACGCCGTTCTGGAATCCGACCGATGGCGTCCTGCCGGCATTCTCGTCCGCTCAGGTTGAGTTTTATGAGCCGAATGCGGCGGTTACGTTATTTCCGGTCAACGTCACGCAGTCGGACGAAGTTACCGGTCAGCAGCTTCCGCACGACTATAGCTGGATTGGACCATACGTCGCAAATGCGCCTGCGACGACGGCATATCAGATCGCCGTCGATTATGTCTTTCCGGCCGGCTGCTACACCACCAATGACGACGGCGAGACGACCACATTCAGCGTCACCGTTATTGCAGAACGACAGGCGGTTGACGATGCGGGCGCGGCGACGGGTGACTGGGAGACGCTCGGTTACATCACCAAGTCCTACGCATCGCGCTCGCCCATTCGTGAAACGTTGCTGGTCGGCGTTCCGGAAGGCCGCTATCAGCTTCGCTTCAAGCGAACGACCGACGTGCCGGCCGATAACAAAGGCGCCGCCGAGGTCGTTTGGGCAGGCCTGCGCGCCTATCTGCGCGGCGACAACACCTTTCCGGTTTCCACCATCGCAATCCGCATCAAGGCGACCGAAACGACGCAGGGCTCCTACAAGTTCGGCGTGATCGGCACACGCAAGCTGCCGGTGTGGAACGGTTCAACATTCATCACGCAAGCGACCCGGAGCCCTGCATGGGCACTGCTCGATATGGCGACCAATGCGCAGTACGGCGCGGAAGTGCAAAGCGCAAAGATCGATTTCAACACGTTGGTGAACCATGCGACCGGCTGCGCGACACGCGGCGATAGCTTCGATTATGTGTTCAAGTCCGCCGTCGCGGTCCCGGAAGCCTTTGACACGGCGATCACGCCGTCCCGTTCGCGGCATATGTGGCTGGGCGATACACTCTCGCTGGTCCGCGACCAGTGGGAGATGGTCCCCACTATGATGCTGACGGACCGCGAGATCGTCCGCGACAGCACATCGTTTGAATACACGATGCTGGGCGAGGAAGACCCCGACGCCGTCATCATCGAATACATCGATGAGAACACCTGGTTGCCGGCGACGGTCCAGTATCCGCCGAACACGGAGGTCTTTACGGCGACACGGCCGGAGACGAAGCGGGTCAACGGAATCGTCAATCGGAACCACGCCTACCGGGAGTGCGCGTTCTACTATCTGTGTTCGATTTATCGCCGCGAGGCCGGCTCGATTGGATGCGAGTACGAAGGCCGCGCCATCACCATGGGCCAGACGCTGCGGCTCCAATCCGAATTGCCGCAGGACTACGGCTTTGCCGGCGCGGTGACGGACAACGCCAGTGGCATCCTGACACTCGACCCGGCGCCCGAATGGGCGACGGGCGAAACGCATTACATTCGCCTGCGCCGTCCGAACGGCAAAGAGTTCGGTCCGGTTACTGTCACCAAGGGCGATAACGACAACGAAGCGGTGCTGGACGGCGACGACTTGGCGACCGTTGAGAGCCAGCAGGGCGTCACACTCGCCAATGTGCTGCTGCGCGCCGACGGCGGCGAATACCCGACCTATGCGCTCGGCACCGCGGACAACCAGTCTAAGCTGGTGAAGGTACTCACCGGCCAGCCAAATGGCGAGACGTTCACGCTGTCGATCGTGGTGGATGATGAGCGCGTCCACGCGACGGACTTGGGCGATCCGCCAATCTTGCCGGTCGGGCAGTTTCCGAAGAACGATAGCTCGCCGCTGATCGTCGGGCTTAACGCTCGGTTCGGTCAGGGCGTTGCCGAGCCGCAGTTGACCGCGAGCTGGTTTCCGGCGGCTGGCGCGTTCTACTACCGCGCCGAGGTCAGCTACGATAGCGGCAATTCGTGGGTCGAGGTTTATCAGGGTTCCGACACGAAGTTCGAGAAATTCGTAACGCTTGGCGCATTGACGTTGCGGGTGCAGGCGGTCGGACAGTTTCCCGGTCCATGGTCTCAGGTGGCAGTTGATGCGCCAACGATCGAGATCATGGCCGGGTCTGTCGCACTGCAATCTCTTAAGGAAGGTATTCAATACCAGGTTACGCAGGCACTCGCCGATCTTGAGAACTCGCGGGCGCAGCTTGAGCAACTGATCGCTTCCGTCGCCTCGGTCGACATCTCGCGTAACTGGCTGGACAAGAAGCAGCAGCGCCGCGAACTGGCATCGTTCAAGGGCGAGGCCACGGCGCAAATCACCGAATTGTGGACTGCCGCAACCGATCTGGACGCGGCGCTCGCGCAGACGACGACAGACCTGACGGCCGCAATCGGTCAGGCCAATTCGCGCATTACGATCACCAATACCGCGCTGTCCGATCTGACGCAGTCAGTCGCAGACCAGACGCAGGTGTTTAATGCTCAGTTCGGCACCGTTAATGCGAGCTTGACGTCAGAAATTCAGACAAGGTCGACGGCGGACGGAGCCCTGTCCACTCGTATCGATAATCTGTCGGCATCCACAAATTCCAGTCTCGCGACCATCAACAATGCGTTGGTTGCTCAAGCAACGACGAATTCGTCGGTAGCGGGGCAGCTAAATTCTTTTAGCACCACACTCAACGACAATACGGCGTCGCTGAATGTCATCAGCGCCAGCGTCGATGGTGTGAAGGTGCAGTTTGGTGTCACCGGGACGATCGACGGGACAACTGGTGGCTTCGTGTTTCAGGGCGTCCGCCGCCTCGACGGCTCCGTTTCCTATGGGATGTTCATTCGCGGCGACGTCATTATTGACGGGACTCTGACGGGCACCAAGATCCAAGCGGGAACGATCAACACACTCCAATTGTCGATCAATAGCGTCGGCATCGATCAGATCATCGCCAACGCGGTTTCAAACGTAAAGCCGTTTTACCAGAGCGTCCAACCTCTCACCATCACATCGGCTAACTCCGATATCTATGTGTTCAACAGTGAGAGTGTCGATATTCGGTCGGGGACGGCCATCGTCACGATATCCGGTCAATGGATCAAACCCCTTGGCGGTAACAGCATCACCGACGCTAAGGTCGTTCTGCAACTAAATATCGACGGAACGAACGTTCGGCGCTTCTACTGGGACTGCGTTATTGAGGGTGGCGCATACCGGCTCTATCAGCCGTTCACTATTAAACATGTGCAGACGGGCCTCTCGGCGGGAACGCATACTTTCACGCTTCGCAACGTGAAGGCGACAGACGACAGTGCGTCAAATGCGTTTGCGAACCTCTACTATTGCACGATGCTCGTTGAAGATTTCAGGAGATAGCAACATGACGCTTTACTTCGTCGTGCGAACGGACGTGTCGGGTGACAGCGGCGCGCAACGCGTTTTCGGCGCCTATGATACCGAAGGTGAAGCTGTGATGGTCCTTTCGCAGGTCAGGAGCCGCTTTCCCGGTCAGTTCGCGGTCTACAAAGGGAGCCCGACCTGATGTCGCTTCTGCTTCCTCCATACTCAGTCGGAACGGCCTCAGTCGCGAATGGTGGGACGACAGTCTCGATTCCTGCCGCGATCCTGACCGACCTAAACGCACGCGAACTTGACATGTTCGTCGATGTCGCCACGGGCATCGGTGTATTCATTCGAGGTGTGCCGTCCACGACGTCACTGACGATCGATGCTTGGCCTGGCGCAACGCTAGCAAACGACAACTATCGCATCGAGAAGACTTCGCCGCTCCGATACGTCGGTGGCAAGGCGATGGCCGACGTTCAACGATTGGTCGACTACCTCAACACGCTGAACATCATCATTTCGGTTGCGGGAGATGAACCAGAGCCGGAGGCTGGCGAGGATGGCTGGTACGCGCTGAAATCCAACGGCGGCACGGGGTGGAAACTATGGCTCAAGGTCGACGGGGCGTGGATTCTTCAGGGGACGCCAGTCGGACTTAGCTATCAGGGCGAATGGGGACCACTGGTCGAGTACAAAGTCAATGATCGCGTTTCGCGGTACGGGCAAACATATATAGCGAAACAGGTCAATACGGGGCGAGATCCACTTTCCGATACCCTGTCGGTTTATTGGGACACGTCTGGAATCAAAGGCGACACTGGGCCGGCGCCGACAATCAAAGGCACCAGCGGCACGATTATCGCGGTCGGGACAGGATCGAAGGTCTTCACGACGCAGGCGGGCGTAGCGTGGTCTGTTGGTCAGCGACTGAGGGCGGCGAACGCCGATAGTTCGAAGGTCCTGGTGGGTGCAGTCACCGCGTACAGCGGCACGACGCTCACCATCAACGTAGACGATACGGTCGGCACAGGAAGTGACAGCGCGTGGAATATCGCAATCGCTGGCGAGAAGGGTCAGATCGGACGCACCGCAACTGTTGCGATTGGCTCCGTCACAACGACATCGCCTGGCACCGACGCCACGATTACGAATGTTGGCACCGCCAACGACGCGGTTCTTAACATCAGCCTACCGAAAGGCGAGAAAGGCAACACCGGCGCCGCCGCGACTATCGTTGTCAACTCGACAGTAACGCTCCCGGCGGGATCTGAGGCGTTGGTGGAAAATCTCGGTAGTAGCGGGGCGGCATCGTTCAAGTTCTCGATTCCGCAGGGTCTCCAAGGCATCCAGGGCATTCAAGGACTTCAAGGCGTCGGCATGGAGCCTGATGCTACAGGAACCTTCGATGATCGCTCGACCTATGACGGTCAGGACAAAGGCTTCCGCTTTCTACAGACGGACGTGTCGCCATTCCTGCTGTGGGTGAAGGCGTCGAACATATCGGCCGATTGGGCTGGGCCGTCTCCCATCGGTGGCACTGTTGCCTTCGGTGATCTCGGCCACATCACCGACACGCTCTTTCAAACCTTCGATTATGGACACATTGCAGCATGAGCACGCGCACGCAGATCCAATACGAGTGGGGCACTGCCTCTGAAATTGCAGCGTTCACCGGCGTCCCGCGCGAGCCAGTGTGGGATGTAACGAACCTACGTCTTGTCGTCATGCTCGGCACAGGCCCCGGCAACAAGGTCGCGCTGGCAAGCGAGTCCTACGTGGATGCCAAGGTCGCAGCTATCGCGACCGGAAACGTCCAGAATCTGTACCTCTTTAACTCTTGCACATGAGGATCATCAATCATGGCTAATTCACCTATTTTCGTCGGTGCTCCGCAGACGTGGATGGCGGCTATCGCGACCGCGAATACCAACCGCGACGGCACTGGCACGCTGGTTGACGTGCTCACGGGCGGATCGAACGGCTCTCGCGTTGACAAGGTGCGCGTGCAGGCGTCGGCCGCGACCACGGCTGGCGCGGTTCGACTGTTTCTCTATGACGGCACGAACACCTATCTGCTCCGGGAATTGATCGTGGCGGCCGTGACGCCTTCCACGACCGTCGAAGCGTGGTCTGGCGAGGTCGACCTCGATGGCCTCGTGCTGCCGACCAATGCGTGGAAGTTGCGCGCAGCGACGCACAACGCCGAAGCATTCAAGGTGTTCGCCAAGGGTGGGAATTTCTAATGAGCAATGCAGTCTCGTCTTATGGCACCCCGACTGGCGCTCCCCAGCAGGGTTTCGGCGGTGTCATTCCCGCCGGAACGAACCTCCCGGTCAATCGTCGCTATTCATCTTATTCTGTGGCCGGCATTGCGACGATTGCCCGCCTGACGTCGCTACCGCGTGGAACGACGTTCGAGTTGACGATCGAAAGCGGTGCGACCTTCCTCCATTCCAGTCTTCTGCAATGTCCCGAGCGCACGAATTATCTCGCGAAGGCAGGGGAACTGATCATTGTCCGGTCTGATGGAAACGGCGTGTGGCGCGTCTATCCGGTCGGCGGCGTGTCGCATGTTCCTGCCGGTCATATTGCCGGTATTACATTGTCGAACAATGCGACCGATGCGACGAACGATATTGATTTCGGCGACGGAGAGTGTGCCAGCGACGAATCCGAACCGGTGCTGATGCGTCACGCGGCCGGTACTGCCCAGGTCGACGTCGCGTTCGGAACCGGAAACGGAGGCTTCTTCGATAGCGCGGTAGCCGATGGGACATGGCACTGCTTTGTCATCTCGAATGGCTTCGACGTGAGGCGCGGCTTCTCTCAATCGCTCGACCCGCGCAGTCAGCCGAACTACCCGACCGGATATACGCATTATCGTCGGGTCGGGTCTATTATTCGATCCGGAGGGACGAACATACTCTTTACCCAAGTAGGTCGCACCTTCATGCGAAATGCCCCCTCTCAGATGATAAATCTAACTAATCCGGGAACATCTGCTGTCACGGAAACAGCATTTGTGCCTAGTGGCATCAAGGTGCGCGCTCTTTTGACGTGCCTGTTACTTTCCGGTGCAGCGAATCAGACTTATCGCTTACTCGTTACGCCGCTTGCGATTGCTGACACGCTACCTGTAACCGGGCAATCTCAGATCGTACTTCGCACGGCGCCGTCTCTCGGAGAAACGCGAATTGCGAACGCAGATATCTCGGTGCTGACAGACACATCTCGTCATTTCCGATGGCGAGTCGACAATTCTGATACGTCTTTAACCGTAAACATCACCGTCCACGGCTGGGTGGATGATTTAATCCCGGATTGACTGCCACACGGTCAGGCCGCACCCTTCACAGGGCTATGGTACTACAACGACGATACGTACACCTACTACAGTGGGCCTGAGGCCACGTTTCCGAGCAATCAGCGACCGATGGCGGTCTACGACAGTGTTTCGGGAAGAACATATTTCGTTTGGGCAAGCGCCGATTGGGCTGTTTGCATCGCGTATTACGACCACGCCACCGGCATCACGTCCGGTGCGAATATCGTCGGCCGCTTCCCTGATTTTGATGCGCACCGAAATCCGTCACTCTTAATAGACGAAAACGGCTATATTTATGTATTCTGGGGTTCTCACGGCGACAACACTCATGTCAGCCGTTCCGCCTTCCCTCGCGATATTATCTCGTCGTTTGTCGCTCGCGCAGACATTGCGGGGGTCACATCTTATCCCCAACCACACCAGTTGAGCGCCGGCAAGATCACCGTGCTGTATCGTCCGTCGACCGGTGGATGGGCATCCAGAACGAGCAGTGATGGATGCGCTACTTGGGGTGCTGAGACCACTATTGCTCTTTCGAACCTGACGGAAGGCAGTGAAGGCCACGGTGTTTATGCGATCTGTGTTTCAGAAGAAGGCGCATATCCCCGTAAGTTGCACATGATCTGGACATCGCTAAAAGTTCCAGAGCAGATACGTAAGCACTTCTGGTACGCCAGAAGCACCGATGGCGTCTCGTGGACGAAGTCGGATGGCACCGCTTATACGCTGCCGGCGGATGAAACCACTGCCGAAAAGATATTCGACAGCGGCTCGGATCAAGTGAACACGCAGGACATCCAGCTTGATAGTGCTGGCAATCCTTATGCGCTGATCTCGCACGGTGCGAACGGCGGTCTTCAGGCTGAGGATGGTGGGCCGTGGTATTTCAAGCTGGTGAAGAAGAAGGCCGGGACGTGGCAGTCGTTCGATATCACGCAAGGCGATCATCAGTTCGACAACGGAGCGCTCGTTATTGTGGCGGACAATGACTTTCGGGCGTTGCTGCCGACATCGGCATCTCAGATCAACGAGGATGGCGGCAATATCGAAGAATGGAAATCGACTGACGGCGGCGAGACCTGGACGAAGGTTGCGACGCTGACGAATGATCCGCTCAGCCACAACAACGTGAAAACGGTTCGCGGCCACCAGCCGGAGTTTCTGGCCTTCTGGTCCTATGGTGACAGCGTCAATCCGTCCGATGTCACCCTGCGCCGTTACGGTTCTGGTGGGGTAAGGACGATCACCCGGACTTAGGTATCTTGAATTTGGATTGTCTCACTGGTTCGAACAGGTAAACCGCCATTTCCGCAAGTACACACATTGCGATGAATGGCGGGATGAAAAGAACACCTAAGATAACATTTCTCACTATGGACATGTAGCGACCTCCAATACTACGCTTGCGTGGGTATCATAACTTGGCGAATATGCGACGGTTTGCTGTATGTTACGGAATGTCCAAATTGACGAATAGGCCGTTCAACGAGAATATAGATTGTAGCGCAAAATGATACTGCAATTAGAAGCGCGCTAACCGCTAAAAGTGCATCGGCGAATGATTCAACTCGTTCCGGTCTCCCTGCCAACTGAAAAAGTAGGCTGATAAAAAGCGGATGGAACAGATATAATCCATACGAAATAGTGCCAGCAGCGCGGAGAAACGACATTCTGAAAATCGAGGGACGCCAACTGATTACAGACAGAACAACGAAGAAGTAAAAAACGGAAAGAAGTGTGTGTCCCCAATAGTACATGGTGGCGAATAGATCGCCCGTGATGTTTTTGTATACCATAAATGCGACCAGCAACGACAGAATGACCATCACGTTAGGGGCGACCTTTCGCAATTTTTGGAAGGTGGTTTGATCCCGCCACATAACCGCAAGCATTCCTCCCGCACACAGACAATCCAACCTTGTGAACGGTAGGATGTATGGAGCCAAATTGTGCGACGGGAATGCGATGTAGACGACTACGCGGAATATGACTGCGGATATCGCTGCGCCAATAAGCAATTTAAGCAGGTGTCGTTTTGGGGTGAGCCAAATACATAATGGGGCAACAAGATAGAATTGTTCTTCTATCCCGATAGACCACGTTACTGTAAAGCCGTGCGCGACAGGACCGTTGTCGACTGCCATCAGCCAATTGTACGCGAATCCTATTTGCGCGCCTAAATGGATTAACGTGCCGTGCGCTGCATTAAACGAAGCAGTCGGACCAGTCGCGATAACGCATATCCAGTAGATAATAATAAGCAAAAAGTACGCTGGAAAAATGCGGGCGACGCGTCGAATGTAAAAAGTCGAAAACAAATTCTTGGAATCGCGATTGTCAATCAAAATTCCAATGATGAGAAACCCCGAAAGAACGAAGAACAAGTCGACCCCGGTTCGGCCGAATATCGTCGCGGCGTAGAGTGCAAAATTTACACCTCCTAACGCTGGGTTCGTCATGCACCCGATAAAGTGCCATGCGAGGACCATAATCACCGCGATGCCACGCAACCCATCTAGTTCGCTAATTCGCTGATCGGATTGCATTCCGCGCCCCTTTTTAGGCTCAAGATGTCGATCTAGCGGAACGATCAATCCGAGTAAATATGATCCAGCCCCCTTCTCCGTTGACAAACAACGTTGATTGTAGTAAAACTACACTGTTCCATGGCGGACTTGGGGGACTCCATGAAAAATGTATTGAAAACGGCCATCGACTGGATCGCCGCGCATCCCGTCTACACGCTTGTTTTGTGGGTGCTTTCCGTCATTCTCGCACTGGCGCTGTGATGGCGAGGTGGCCCGCCGACAACCAGGCAGCGCTGCTGAAGTTCTACGGCACTCCGGGTCCGGACGTCGAGCGCCAACTCGTGGACGTCATCCCGCCATTTCAGATGTATTACGACGGCAAGCCCGTTCGTCGCATTCGGTTCCATCGCAAAGCCGCTGACGCGCTGCGCGCGGCTCTCGCGGAGATTTGGGACCACTACGGCCACGACCAGCGCAAGATCGATGCGCTTGGCATTTCCAAGTATTCGGGCGGCTACAATCCGCGCAAGGTCCGTGGCAGCGACACGAAGTGGTCCAACCACGCTTTCGGCGCTGCGATCGATATCAACGCCGAAGAGAACGGGTTCAACACCGGACACGGCACCATGCCGCAACCGGTGATCAATGCATTCAAGCGGCAGGGCTTCCGTTGGGGCGGTGACTATCGCGGCCGCACCGACCCGATGCATTTTGAAGCCTGTGACGCCACGGGCTATCCTGGCCCCACTGCCCTGCCCGTCAAAGCCGCGCCGATGATGGTGAAGGCGGACGATCTCCCCGTGGATCTACCGGCCGATACCGATGCGGAGCCGGTCGCGGTGCCCGCTACACCTGCCGCCAAGGCGGGCTTTTTCAAGCGCGCGATGCAGTGGACCGGCGGCGGCGCCGGGCTCGGCTTTCTCGGCTACCTGACCGATTGGAAAGTGGTCGCGGTGCTGCTCGGCGGGCTGCTGATCGTCGCGACCGCATTCGTCCTGTTCATGGGACCGGCGAAGGTGCGCGCGTGGATCGCGCGGGAGGCGGACCAGTGACGCGCTACCCTGACACGGGCGACGGGGACGACTGATGCTTTACGGCTGGGATTTCACAGCGGCTTGGCACTTCCTGTTTTCGTCCGCATCGCTCGCAACACTGATCGGATGCGGTGCCGTCGCAATCGCCGTGCTCACCCCGCCGATCATCGCAGCATTCATTCCGAATCTTCGCGTCGCCGCAATCTGTGTTGCAGCCGCAGCTTTCTATTCGTCGTTCGTTGCAGGGAAATTCTACGATGCGGGACTCAAGGTCAAACAAGCCGAATGGGATCGCGCCCTCGCCGCCGAAGTGGATGCAGGTGAAGCCGCTCGTGCGGACGCTGAGTCTACTATCCGCGCTTTGCCTCCTGACAGCGTGCGGAACGATCCGTGGAACCGTGACAACTGGCAACCTCCCTCAAAAACCCACTGAGCAGAAAGCACGTTGCGCGGGGTGGCGATCTATCGACTTTTCGGCATCGCAAGACACGCCTGAAACCGTCGATCAAATCCGGAAGCACAACCAGGCTGGCGTGAACAAACGCTGCTGGAAAAAGGGAGATCGGCGACGATGAAACCGCGTTTCTATCTCGGCCTCGCGATCGTCCTGTTCATTGCTGGCGTATTATGCGTCACGATCCCGATTGCTCGCGCTTACCAGCGCCCCGTCCCGCCTCCCCTCGCCATTTCAACCGTCATGCTGTCTGATATCGACGGCACCGGACACGGGAGCGGCGTCCACATCGGCGGCGGGCTGGTGCTCACCGCGGCTCACGTCGTCACCGGCGCCGATACCATGGAGTTGTCAGATAGCCTCAAGCGGAAGCAAAAGGCGACCGTGCTATGGGCCAGCAAGGCTTACGACGTGGCGCTGGTTCGTATCGATGACGCCAGCGCAATCGCCGCCAGTCCATTGAATTGCCACGGCGCGCTGGATATCGGCGCCAAGGTCGCGGCACTCGGCAATCCGCTCAATCTGACGTTCGTTCGCACATGGGGCCGCGTCGGTGCCGGTGTCGAGGAACGCGGCCCATGGAAGCGCGCCTTCGTCGCTGATTTGACTGTCGCGCCCGGAATGTCAGGCGGACCCGTTTTCAATTCGCAGGACGAAGTGATCGGGCTCACCGTCGGCATTACCAGCCTCGGCGCGATTTCACCTT